TACCAGTTGCACCTGGCACAGTAAATTTATTTGTATTAAAAGTAATATCTGATGTTGAGGAGCCAATAAGGTCAGCTCCTGCTCCAAGAGTTATAGATGCAGTAGCACCTATAGCTCCAGTAACATCTAAAGTGCCTCCTACTACTGTATTACCTGTTGCTCCAGCTACTGTGAATTTGTTTGTATTAAAGGTAATATCTGATGTTGAGGAGCCAATAAGGTCCATACCTGCTTGAAGACTAATACCTCCATCAGTAACGTTAAAAATTGAAGCCTCATCAACCTCAAATTTAAACTGACCTTTATTTGCTGTAGCGCTTGCAGTTTTAGTTTGAAATAATGCGTAGTCTAATGTTTGTGCTCCACCATCGAATATGGACTGAATGTTTAATACTTCACTTGTAGTTGCCCCGATAGCTAATAATGGATTTCCATCATTTGTTGCATTCAATAAATCTAAATCAACCATGTAGCCTTTTCTATTATTATCAATAGTAGTAAGTGAGTTTATTAACAATTTTCCAATATTAATAGCCTTTACACCGCCATCAAGACCATCAATAATATTTGAAATATTACCGTTAAGCCTAGCAGCAGTCATTGTTTGACCAGTAACCCATGTGTGGTTTTGTGTGATATAATTTTCAGCGATAATAACCATCTCCTTCTTTTATAGAGGGGTATAAGCTCCTCAATGATATAGAGAATTCAGTTTTATAAAATCTCTATTTAGTTCTGTTGCTTTTCTAATTATAATAGGTGATTAATCACCAATCTCTGCTATAAGTCCAAAATTATCTTTCTTTCCTTCCTTAATACCTCTAAGTATTCTTCTTGTCATACCTTGCAATGATTCATCTGCTGCTTTTAAATATTCATCTGTAGTTTTAGCAAAACCTTGTCTAACAGCTTCTTGTGCATGTTCTGGAGTCATAAATTGTTTTACGTTTTCATAATTACCCTTTATATGTCCACGTAGTCTATCGACATCTGCCTTGTCTGCAAATTGTGCTAAAATATCCAATGATTCTTCAGGTGTTTTAACTGTTTTAGCTAAATCAACAATTTGTTTATCAGAAAGGTTTTTAGCTGTCTTTCTAGCTGTATCATCAATTACTTCATGTATCTCTGCATACATTTTCTGCCCTAGAAAATCCTGAACGTCCCCTTTAGAAAAGCCCCTCATAATCCATTTAGCTTTACGTTGGAGATATTCTATAGGAGCAGCTTCTAACTCTTCTCTGGTCATTTCTCCAGACTCAACAAGAAAATCAGCCATTTCACCTTTAGCGGACATTTGAGCAACATCATAATTACCAATAATATCTCCTCTCATATGTGTCTCTAATATATCTGGGTCTAATCCAGCATCAAGTAATTCTTTTTTAAATCCTTCCACTGTAGTGATACGTTTTGAAATATTCTTGATTTTCTTCTCAGTTAATTCACCAACTCCATCAACTATATTTGATTTTAAAGACTTGTTAACGAAATCAGTTAAACCTTCACCAGTTTCATTATCTAATATTGCATTAAGAACTTTAGGATCAACATCAATGCCTTCCTTTTTTAAATATTTCAATACTTTTGCATCTGCTAAAATTCCTGCCATCTCTGGTTGTGTACTTAAAGCTTCGTCGACTATACTAGCTAACTTTTTATTATCAATGCTACTTTTATTAATTTTCTTAATTAAATCTAAGACTTTATCTCCAACATGCATGGTTTGTTTCACAAAAGCTTCACCAAATTCTGATACAAATGGTTTTAAAGCTTTTCTAGTCATAGAGCCTACAATTGGAACAAGTCCAAATGTTGCTTCTAAACCACCAGCTACAGCTGCTCCTCTTGTTGCTTCTCCAAGTGTTTTACCTTCACCTTTTTGCCTTGCGAACTCAGAACCTGCTTCCAAAATAAAAGAACTAACTGGCTCTGGGTTAACCATATTAAAAGCTTGCATTAAAGAACCACCAGCGCGTAATCCAGATGGTATATCTTCTTTTGTTAAACCTTTATATTCACCAGCTATATTTCTACGAAGAATGCGTTCCTCTGGTATCAACTTTCCCATTAATCTTTCCTCCTTATTAAAGAATCTCCAGATAATTCAAAGTTAATTTCTTTATTAATTATATCTTGAGAAATATTGCTAATCTCTTCCTCTGATAAATTTTCAGTAATGTAATTTAAAGTTTCAAACTCTTCATCATCATCTAAATCATCTATAAGACTTGGTGTTTTCCTTATTAAGGCTTTTGAAGTCAATTTAGTAGCACCTTTACCAACATATTTTATACCAGTTTTATTTTCTGCAACTTTAACAGCGGTCTTTACAAATTGTCTTTGCAATGCATCATTTTGTGCCAGAAATGCCCCTATTACACCTGCCCCTTGATACAATAATCCAGAAACAAATAACTTTGAGCCAGATAATATATTAACCAACTCTGATGACTTTGCTTTTTTTATTTTCTTCATCATTTCTTCTACACTTTCTCCTCCTCCTCCTGGAAGGTGTCCTCCCTCTTTTTTTATAAAATTACTAAACTCTTCTATTCCGTCAACGTACACTTGATATGCTTCTTTTTCAGTCTTAGCTATTCCCTTAAGCTGATCTTTTCCTTTTTTCAACTTTTTCTTCAGTGGATCAAGTTTATTATCAAATTGAATTACTTTATTTTTTGCCTCTATTAACTTATCATTAGCTCTTTTAATAGCATCACTTCTTTTATATTGACCTAATTTATTTCTTAACTTTGTTACTTTTTTTGTCGCAACTCTTCTTTTTCTATCTATTGCATTTATTTGTTTAACTATATCTTTATTACTTGCATCTAATTTATTGCTTTTTTTAATTAAATTAAGTAATGGATCACCTGACTTTTTAAACCTTTTAAATGCTTTATGTAATTTACCAGCCTGCTCTTTTCCAACAAATTTGGAGCCATAATCAATACCTATATCTAACATGTCTTTAAAGGTTGTTGCAGTTCTACCAGTGATTAATCTTGAGAAGCTATTTAAAGCATCAAGTGACATACCAGAAATATTTAATGTTTTATCAATCTTTTTTAAAGAAGTTTTAATAGCACCAGAAGCATTTAATGCTTTATCAATTTTACCAACACCTTTAATAATACCAGGAGTCATAACACCAATAGTTAAATCTGTTGCACCAACCACTGCTGCATCCTTTAGAGCTTCCTTTGGTTTTTTTCCTTCTGCTATTGAGGCTAAATACTCTGTTCCACCCATAATCCCTGAACTGAGTGCGTCGGCTACAAACTCTCCACCAACGGCTCCAGCTCCAACTCCAGCCACAGCTCCAGGTCCTGATGGAGCTGTAAGTGCTCCACCTATAGCTCCACCAATAAATGGTCCAGTAAATGATACACCTGTAGATAATACATCTCCAGTCCTTCGAATAATTGTTGGAAGGTTTTCTTTAACTTTATCAACGAAAGTCGCTTCTTCTTCATCAACATCAAATTGATTTAAGAACGTCATATCTTCTGAGACAGCGACTTCTTCTTCATCAACATCAAATTGATTTAAGAATTCCATATCTGTAGACATTAGTTAAACAACCCCCTTCCGTATCCATATTGAATAAGGATTCTTTTAGCTTTTATCCCCTCTGGGCTATTTGGATTTTTTTTATAAATTTCAAGTATCCTTTCTGCTTGTTTAAATGTAGGTTTTCCTTTTCCTTTATATTTATCTTTATCTTTATTTTCATCAATTTTCATTTTTTGTAATTTAAAATCATCTTTAAATATTTCATTAAATTTAGCCACGGTCATGTCTGTCCTTTTAGCTCTTCTTTCAAATAGATTATCAATAAATTCATTATTATTAGATACTAAATTATTTTCAATAGTATCGATATAAGATGCGAATGCTAGAACATCTTCTTCATTCATCTTACCAGACTGGAATTTATTATAAACTCTTCTCATTCTATCCCATACTTGTTGAGAACCAGCTACACGTTTAACGTCTCTATCTGTCAATACACCTTTTTCACCAGCTAATGCTCTAGCTATACGAGACTGCAATGCTCCAACTAATGTAGGGTCATTTTTCAGTAAAGCCTCTCTTAATACACCAATATCTCTATGAGATGCTCTAAAATCTTTTAATTCAGCATTTTTAGTTAATAAATCTTCAACGTCATCAATTTCTTCAACTTGTGTTGCTGTATATTCAGCTCCAACACCTCTCTCTTTAACATAAGTCTTTCTATAACCAGAAGGGTCCTTTGTATCTATAACAAAAACTTCTTGACCTCCAGTAGTACCAACTGGAACTTCTTCTAAGTTCTGTTTAACTAAATCACCTTTACTTAGTGCACCAACACTTTTAGCGTCAGCCGTCTCTTTTTCTTTTACTAATATTACTTGTCGATTAGATGGAAGTGTTACAACAAATGGCTTAACACTAGGATCAGCTATTGCTGCTTCAGATGCATCCATTACTCTAAATCCCTTTTGTTGAAAATCAATTAACTCTTTTGCATCTTCTTCTTGAATACCTACTAACATTTCCTGTTGCTTCTGTAGTAATTTAGCTCCTTCAACTTCCTTCTTTTGGCCTAATTCTTGCTGTTTTAATGCAACATTAATAATATTAGATACATCGGCTTTACCTATTAATGATTTTCCAATCTCAGAACCTATAGTTGCACCTAATACTGAATCTCCACCTTCCATTCCTCCACCAACGGTAGCTCCAATTCCTGCACCAATTAAAGAGGCAATACCACCTATTAAATTACGTTTTTCAGCTTCCTCTTGTTCTTCTCGATTTATACGTCTAACAAAACCAGTTGCCAAGGCAGATGTGATATCTCTACCTTGTTGCAATGACTGTTGTCCAAATCTTGCTGTTCCAAAAATATCTGATAAATTCATCATATTATCTTTTCCTCCTTTTATCTTCGAAAGGATCATATTTAAACTGGTCATAAAATGAACTATTTTCTTCCCTTGTTAATGGTTTCTTGAAAACATTGTCCAAAGATAAATCCCTTGATGTAATAAGCTGATTAACAACTCCACCTAATTCTCTAATTCCTTTTCCAGTCACTTCATCAGGTCCACCACCTGCTGATGAACCAACCAGTTGTCCAAGTTTTCCACCTATAGCAGCACCAGCTGGACCACCAAAAGTTCCACCTATAACAGTTCCTATAGTTCCAAAAATAGTTCCTAAAAGGTTGCTTTGTTGTGCTCTCCTTCTAGCTTCTTCTGCTTCCTCTCTTTCTTTTTTTCTTTGTCTACCTAATAAGATATTATCATGCATTTCTTTGAAAATATTATTGTTCATTTTTACATAACCCCTCCTGAAAGATCACTGCTAGATGTTGGACCACCAAAAGTACCTGAAAGACCTGATGGGACATATTTTATAATAACTTCAGGTTCTTCCTTTATTTTATCGGCAATATCTTGTGTAATAGCACCTTGATCTACTAAAATATCAAGACCTTTATTTAAATCATCATCTTCACCAGTTGACAATAAGGCAGTTCCTATAGCAATAGTTCTATTCTTCACTGGATCGTCAATAAATTGTGATGGGTCTTCATTAATAAGTTTCCATTGCTCTTCACCGATTCTTGCTTTCATTTTTCCAAAGTCTTTAACCGACAAACCTGCCATTTGTGCCATTTGTGCAAATTCTACTTGCTGGTCACTAGTCATTGAGACTCCTGATCCTAAAATACTAGTTATTAATTGGTTAGCTGCATCACCAGTAATATTTCCACTCGCTATTAATTGCAAGTCTCTGTTTTCTTTTTCGAAATTTAACTGCTTATCTGTTAATGCAGTTTTCAGTGTTCTATCGTAACTATTTTCAGCTGTTTTCCATTGTTGTTCTAATAGCTGCATTTTTTCAGCAGATGAGATTTGTTCACCAGCTAAGAATTTCTGAAGTGATCTATTTAATTCATTCTGCTCAACATTAAAGTCTATATTTGCATAAAATCTTTCTTCCTCTGAGGTTAATTGCTCATTTGCTAAGAATTTCTTTAATACCCTATCAGTTTCTGCTTCTGCTTTAAGGAAAGCTTGTTGATCTTCTTGAGTCAATGTTTCAAAAGCTTCCATAGCTTCTCTTTCAGATGTGGTAAATGCTTGGATAGCTTCTCTTTCAGTTTTTGTAAATGTTTCAGCGCCAAGTCTTTCTCCTGTCTGGAATTTCTCAATAGCTTCTCTTTCTCCTGTCTGGAATTTCTCAATAGCTTCTCTTTCTCCTTTTGTAAATGTTTCAGCGCCAAGTCTTTCTCCTGTCTGGAATTTCTCAATAGCTTCTCTTTCACCTTTTGTAAATACTTGTTGTAATTTAAGTATATCCTTTTCAGCAGCAATGCCACGTTTTTGCATTAACTCTCTAGTTTCTCTCTCTAAAGCACTCTCATCTCCTTGGAATTTACGTGATTTAGCTGACTCCGCTGCTGCAAAAGCTTGATCCATTGCAGACTGTCCAAGTTGGGCTCCTATACCTTGAGCAATTCTACCTATTTCTTTTGTTTGTTGTCCAAGTTGTTCTAATCGTATATCTCTACCAGCTCCACCAAATGCAATCCCTCTTGTACCTAATCTCTCCTCAAGAGCTTCCTGTTCCTTGGTGAAAGCTTCCTGTAATGGCGCAACAGTAGATTGAAATGCCGCCTTAGCGATATCCTCTTGGCTTTGTGGTAATTCAAAATTTATTGACATGTTCTATCCTCCTTATTCTCTATGTAGATTGTCGTAAAAAACAATAATTTTATTAATTCTTGTAAACTCATCAGCATTAAGATTTTCGCATTTTATTGCAAGAAAGTTACCTCTTAATCCTGTTCTAAATTTCTGAGATTTAATACCAACATTAGTTACAGTACCTGTTCCAACTACCGCTGTTCCAACAAGAGCTGTAGAGCTTGCTCCAGAAACTGTGTATTCTCTACCACTAATTTCAGCAGGAATAAAGTCATTTAACTTATATGTTGCTACCTCAACATCCACATCCCAATTTTCCAACTCTGCAAAAACAATAATTGGATGAAATAATCGATATGTTGCTGTGTCTGGTTGTCCCGTAAATCTATCTGGAGGAGCTGACCAACCAACCTCTATAACTGACTCTATTGCAGAACTACTGTCATTATGTATTCCTCTAACCAATCTTGAAGCTGTAACTGCACTCTCATCAACACAATATAGAACTGGATCACTAGAAACTGTTTGAACTGCATAAAAATCAAATTCAAAATTAGTAAATTGTGTCCAGAACGGTTGTAATGTTTGTATACTTGGTATTTGTTCAAATTTTGTTGTATCTGCTGCATAACATATATCCATTTCATTACCTGTCGCGTCTGTTGAGTTGTATGATAATATATAAAGGTCTTTATACAACACAGCATGCGCTCTTTGGATATTTCCTCTCTCAATGTATAAGTCTATGGTTTCCTGTATACGTTCAGAAACAACAGGACTTCCTGTTCCACCTAAAACATATTCTCCAGAGGTAAATGTAACATTAGGGTTAATTTTTCTAACTCTACCATCTGTTGCTAAGAAATAAACACCATCCTTTGTTCTTCTAATAGTATCTGGACTCAATGTTCCTGTCTCTGCATCTATCTTTAATACAGACCAAGACGAAACAGATTCAGCTGCATTTGGTATAATGTAAATACCTCTTTCCTTAAAGATAAATAATGAGTCACCCCAGATTTCTAGTCCTTGGATATACCCATCAACACCAGGAGCGATTTCTATATCATTAGTACCTAAAGCCCATGTCTCAAAAGCATTAACATCTGTGTAATAAAGAGTGTCTCTATTGTTAGCTACAAATAAACGATTTTTATGTAATTTAATAAACTCTCCATCTGTTGGTGAACTTGCAACCGCTGAAGCTGCAGGGACACTTGCTGTTGTGGTAATTTTAGTTACTGAGTCTGATCCATTTACTGCATACATATTGCGATTAGCGCCAAATCCAGCTTGTTCAAACCTCATGTATTGATTACTTGTAAGAACAACGCCTGCATCTACCCATCCAGAATTGTAATAGTAAATTTTAGTACCTTGGGTTAATAGTAAGAATTCAGCTGCTTCATTATTTTTATAATTAGCAAAACCATAAGCCTTTGAAGCAGCTGGTCCTGCTGCTAAATCTGTTCCTCCTCCTCGTTCCTCTAAACCTCCATTTTGCAGGTAAAGATAATTATGATTTTTCATTAATCGTCCAAAGTCATAGGACGTCTTGTTTTGAGTTGTGTCCAAAGGAAGGAATCGAGAAATTGTAACATTTGGTCTATTGCTCATAATCTCCTCCTTTAAATACGATTGTGGTTCCAAAATCTTGGGTCTAAACTAACACTTGCAGGACATGGTTTAAAAAAGGCTCTTAACTTCTGTTTTTCCATACTTTCGAATTGTACGTTAATTTGTAAATTCTTACTATCGAAGTCTCTTTGATAAAACCAAATTGCACTTTTATACACGATTAACATATTATACTCTTTAGGTAAATCAACCGCTGGAGATAGATCATCTGCATCTAAATCTGTTGGTGCCAATAAACCATAAGCCTTTAATGCATCAGTATCTGTATTTACAAAGTTTGTGTCGAATACGATTTTGTCATTTCTTTCTTCATAATACGACGGTGTATTGCCAGAAGTATTATCAAAAAGAGCGACAGGGCTTACTATTTTATTTAATGCTTTTTTCTCAAGTCGTTTATAAACTCCAGAGTCATTGCTATATAGGTCTTGTATTTCAATAAATGTACTTGGTTTAGTTACCGTATTAGAGCCTGCAGTTGTTGCTATATTTGTAGCCTCTGACATAAGTACACTTGGTTGTATCTCATAAGCAATTTCTCTTTGAGCTTGATTTATATATGAAATTAACAGCGCTTGTGTAGGATCAGTGGACGCACTTGTTGTGTCTAAATTTAAGTGATTCTCAAGCAATGCTAAAAGTTCTGAACCAGTGGAATTAGCCATACTCTCCTCCTTTTTTATGATGTTCTATATATAATAGGTGGTAAAGTAAAAAAGGGAGGCATTGCCTCCCTAATTGTTGTTATAATAGTTTACAATTATATTATGAAAGAATACTTTGTATAGCTACATATTGGTTTATCATCTCTTATTTCAATTTGATCTTCTAACCAATTAGTTAACCCATCAATGATCTTCCTTGGTGAATGATTTTTATTTAAAAGATATCGTAGTTTTTTGTGTTTTTTGTTTTCTATACCTAAAATTGTTTTCTCCCATTCTCCCCTTTTGGCAAGATATAAGCCTTTTCCTACCATATGCCTTGTTCTATCATTATTAAATGTCCTCACATTACTTACAACTATTGGCTTAGACATAAACAGTGCCTCTAAAATTTTTAATTCAGATTTACAGCGATTAAAGTGTAAATCTCTGAGAGGAGCAATAAATATATCTATATCTGCTCTATATAGCTTCTGAGGGTACTCTGATATGTGCACAGAGAGGTTTTTATACTTAATCCTATCACTTTCCTTTAGGAACGATGGTTTATAGCCTCCTAGATGGATAGATAGCTCATATTTATCATTTCTATCAATGAAGTCAACTAATTCATCCCAGACAGACTCTAGATCGTGATCGTGACCAGAAGCACCTACATATCCAAGTCTAATCCTATCTTTTTGTTCCAGTGAATCTTTTTTATATGTAAAATTGTCTTTCCTAATGAAGTTTGGCATTATGTAGATATTCTGATTATATGGATATACCTCATGTCCAAGAAAATAATTAGTAACAATTACTCCATCTGATAATGCCAACTGGTCTTTAGTAAGTTGAAAATATTCCTGAGGGAGATCAATAATAGATGATTGAGAAACTGATGTAATGGAGTCATCAATATCAACGAATACCTTAACATTTGGATTTGCTTCACGGAGCACTTTAAATAATCTCAATGTAGCGGCAAACTTAAACCTCTGTACTATAATGACATCAAAACACTTAAAAGCGGCAATCAATGACTGTTGGATTTTATCACTATGTTCACCAGTTGTTGAATGAAGGACGTATTCCCAAGAAATGGGAGCTCTGGGGTCACAACCCATATATTCAATATGAACTCCATGCTTTCCTTGTGCAATTAATGCTTCTGCAGGTTGTTCACATCTGTAAAAGTCAACAGATAAATTAAGTGTTGGTATGTATATGATTTTCATTATTTAGCCTCCTTTTTAATTGCCGATACTCCGATCCATTTAGCTTTCTTATTTTCCTCTTTATCAAAGAAGTCGGCAATACCAATTAATTTATAATCTATATCGAATTTATTAAATAGTTCCTGTATTTCTGGTATAGTGTATATCTTATTGTGGTGATGACCAAGTTCTTCCTCTTGTGGAAAGCTACATATTAGAGAGCCACCAACTTTAAGTACTCTGAGAGCCTCTTTAATACACACTGATGGATCAAATACATGTTCTAATACCTCTATGATAGTAATACTTCTAAATTTGCCGTCAGGGAACCTAGAGAGGTCTTCAGCAGAACCTTGGAAGCAGGGTATGCCATTTTTATTACATTTCTTAACCAAAGCTGGAACAAGTTCTATTCCTTTAACATAACAATTATTTTCATACTTCAACATTAAACCAATAGCACCAGTATTACTACCAACGTCTAAATGCATGCTTTTCCTTGGTGTATTAGCAACTATGAATCTACCAAGATAGAATTCTGGTGTTCCTATTTTATATCTTCCTTTTGCAACACCGTCGCTATTATAATTATGTAAATGGTGTTGTTGTGCTTCTTCTTTAGAATTAAATTTCATAATTACTCCTTTATTAGCCAAGCAGCTGACCTATCTATAAGTTCTGGTTTCTGTTTAATTTTATTCTCTTTTCTAAAATCAACCCAAGCCTTTCGTGCGCCATTCCAAGCATTATAGTCATCCATTATTAAAATACCGCCTTTAACAAGCTTTGGATAAAATTTCTCAATGGCAGCTTTAGTTGGTAAGTAAAAATCTACATCTATACGTAACAGAGCAATCTTTTCTGGTATAAAATCGACTTCCTTAGTAATATCTCCCTTATGATAATGAATAAGTTCTTTCGGATACATTGTACGTGCCATATTTATCTTAACTTCATCCAGTGTACCAAGACACCACTCACTATATGTACCTTTGTTATACTTATTATACTTTCTCAATGTGTCTTCATATGTTTTATTTTTTTTACAGTCTTCTTCTGTTGGTTTTACCATTCCAGCAAATGTGTCATATAGATGGATATCCTTTAATGTTAAATGATTCATTAGAGATAGAGCCATACACATAGATGAACCACCTTTAGCAACTCCTATCTCTACCATATCTCCTTGGCATTGACTTACCTGCCATACAGCTTTATGTAGGTGATTCATTCTTGTTTCATTACACAAAGAATACTTTAATGAATTTGAAATATCATTAGCAGAATATTGATAGCATCCCATTATTTATCTCCCTTTATCTTTTCCAATAATATTAAAATGACTTCAATTAATCTGCGTATTGGTCTTTTTGACTCTTTATCAAGAAATGACAACATACCTGCCAAGTTTCTACCTGGACAGGTTTTATTTGTTGTATATTCGCAGTGGTTATGTATTTTAACATCATGCTTCATTCTCAATCTTGTTAAAAGTGAAATAAGTGATTCAATCTGTTTAGTCTTTGGTGCTCTTTTATCAAAATCTCCTATTACACAAATATGGATTGAGTCATTATTGTGATGATAAACTCCTGCACCAATTTTAGACACTGGGCGGCCTATTTTAATGGTGCCGTATTGACCTATTACAAAATGATACCCGATATCCCTCCAGCCTCTATTTAAGTGCCATTGTTTAATGTCTTCAAATGTTGTAGAAAATGGAGATTCACTATGATGTAAAAATATACGATTAATTTGCCTCATCATCTATTTCCTTTCTAGTAAAATCATAGACGACATCTGATATTTCAATACCGTGCTCCCTGCAAAATACTAAACGACATCCATTCATTGTAATTTTATAAACATTTGAAAAATCTATCTCTTTATTACATTTATCGCATCTGTAAAATGTTGACATCTTACTCCCCTCCCATTATCTCATTTTTATTCTACAACTCCACCATGTGTATTTCTACATCTGTAATGTGGGTCATCTAAGTTACTTCTTAACATATCACTTTTTTTCTCTTCTGCTTTCAGTAAACTACAATCAACGTTATGATTATTAAATTCATCCATTATAGCTTTTGTATCTTTGCAAATACAATGAGAACAACGACCTAATTCTCCTTGATATGGGATACTATATGGGTATTCACCCATTCTAGGGTCTAATTGCCAAGCTTTAATAATGTCGTTAAATGGAACTGAGTCTTCCTCTTTAACTTCTTCGTGTAATTCATAAAATTCACTCATAAATGTGCACTTCATTGCAAGGAAGCAATTCTCCATGTACTTGATTAGAGCTGCATCAACAGCTGAGACGTGTGACAATTTTGGAGTACTCCATGTGCTATTTAGTATTGAGTGGTCCATAACCATCTCTTTAACTGTGTTAAAAGCATCCTGTGAACCACCAATGATCCAAATATTACTATATAACTGGTCTCCAATGGTGTTTTTAGCAGATAGATACTCTGGAGAGATTGCAATATCAAGGTTGACACAAACATTCTTAAGTATCTTTACGTGACTTGGTAATATAGCAGATTTAATCAATACAACTGGTTTTTTATTAAGAGAGAAAGCCAAATTATCTAAATCCATCATTACTTCATTTATAATATCTGGTACATAGCCTTCTGATAAACTATATGGAGTTGGAACGCCAACCATTATTAAATCAGCATGACATACTAAATCTCTTTTTGTAAAAAACTTCTTCTGATCTGGCTCTTTTGCAATATCATTAATCATAATATGACATTTAGGTGCGAAAACATATTCAAAAGCTTCACCTAAGAAGCCATATCCAATAATGCCTAATGTTCTTTCTTTTTTAACGTTTTTCATCATTTTCCTCCTTATTACACTCAGGACACCTTTTAACGCCCTCTTTTAAAAGTAACCACCCTAATCCACCACATGCATCACACCCATTAAAGCACACCATTATAAAGATACCTGTATACCGTATTCTTTATACATCTTTTCTTTAATTTTAGCAGCCTTCTTTCTATTTCTATTTGTGTTACCTTCTATTTTTTGTAATAGAACATTTTCACAGGCTGCAAATTCAATCCCTGCATTATGCATATCCAGTAACATAAATTCAAAAAGATCGCTATCCTTTGTTTTTACATGATATGGATGTGCTAGGGCAACTTCTCTTCTGTAAGCCACAGTAGGGTGTGATATTGTGGTCTTACTCTCAAAATCCCAAACTACAACTGGAACTTCTTGCTTAATGAATAAATTCTCTGCTGACCGTATAGAATAAGCTGAATACATAACTCCTTTATGTGGATATTTAGTAAATAGCTCCTGAGCGGCCTCAGAGCGATGTTTAGTGTATAAATCTGAGTCACAGACCATAATGATATCACTTGTTGCTAATTTGTTCCCTTCATTGCGTCTAAAGGCCGCTCCAAGGCTCTTAGAATGGAGAATTAGCTTACCTCCAGTGTCTTCTATCTGTTCCTTGAAGGTTTCTAGGATTTCTGGTGTTGCATCAGTGGAACCATCATCAATAATAATGAGCTCAACTGGAATTACTTGATTTAATAGAGAACGAACACATTCTGCAATAGTTGACTGTTCGTTTCTAACTGGTAATACAGCGCTAATTGTTAACATTATTTATCCTCCATAATTTCTTTTATTCTTTTAACATAATTTTCTTGACTCATTTTTTCATATACTAAATTATCTACCAATCCTTGCTCTGCGTATCCTATTCCTCCTCTTGTTTTACATTCCATTATTTTATTTATTACTTCATTCTTACAGTCCTCATAGTGAAGGATATCTTGGAAAGACAAACCAATATCAGCAAATGGTAAATGGCTCGATGTTATAACTCGTCTGCCAGATAACATAAACTGCAATGGTAAATGAGGTAAAGAGTCATGAATAGTTGTTCTCACTATTGTTGAGCAGCTATTGATAAACTCTGGCATATCCTCGCTTGGTATTTTACCACAAAATTCAACATTAGCAGTTGTGAACCTTGCTTTGCCACCAAAGAACTTAAACTTAACATTTGGCATTGCTTTTGCAACTTCCCACATTAAATATAAGTTAGACTCACCATTATTATTATCAAATGGGTCCTGTGTATTGAAAAAGTTCATATTTGGCGTATCTGAATAATAAACAGCAACTGTAAACTCTGCAGGTTGAATTGTTGGTATGAATCTTTCAGGTTTATACAGTGGTGTGTATAATAATTCAGTTTTAATACCCATTTTCTTCATTTCTTTCTGTAAGCGCTCAGAATTAACTAATAACGTTGCTTTATTCTTCTTTAAGTACTTCTTAATACGGTCTAGAGACGCAGGAGACTGTTTTTCCCATAATTGGAATACATCAGTACCAACAAAGTGAATTATTGGCTTACCTACGGAAAATTCAAGGTGGTTCTTTAATGCAGATACTGGATGATTGAATCCACCAATGATATATGTATGTGTCCAATTATCAAAGTCTAGATTTGCAGGATATATTCCATGTGTTCCACCTTGTGCTGTCCCAGCGTAGTCAGCATTTAGTATTTCAGCTCTTTGTTCTGCTTGTAAAGGGCAACCAAAAGTTGTTACAACTAATGAACTATCCTCTATGTTATTAACTTCTCTAAAAGTTTTACATTTATCCTTTAAAGGTATGTTTATTCCAGAAATATTACCTTCCACTGATGGTTCTGTTAGGAAAATAGTTTCTTTAAGGTAATAACCTTTACTACCAGCTTTTACCATTCTATAAAACAGGTCCCAATCTTGGAAATAATCTAATTCCTCGTTAAACCTTGCAAAATTATCAGTTCTCATCATACTCATAGTTGAAATATAATTCATTGTTCTCAATGTGTATGGATTAAATGGTCTTGATGTATATTTATGACCGTTTGTGTATTCATAATCACCATATATGAAATCTATATCCTCTTTGTCTAAAATATCAACCATATTCTGTAAAATACCAGTTTTTACCATACAGTCAGAGTCAAGGAAAAATAAATACTTTGGCTTAGATGTTCCAACTGCATTGATTATTGTATCATATCCAAGATTACGAGCAGCTGATGCTCCTTTATTCTCTGGTAGGAACTCATAATTTAATTTAAAGGTTAATTCACCTTCCTCTATCTTTGATGTTATTCGTTTCTCCAATTCTTCATCTCTGCCATCATTAACCAATGTCACTGTGAAGTCTTGAAAATCTTGATCTTGTAATGATTCTAAACAAAAATCAATTATATCTGCATCCTTGTGCGCTGGTATAATAATAGCTAGTTTACTCATCAGAACCCTCCTTACCACGCAAAAACTCGCCAACAATTGGCCTCACAGCCTCAAGTAGCGAGTTATATGTTTCTGAATTAATTGGGTAGTAGTATTGCAGGTTGGTATCTTGGAATTTCTTCGAAGGACATAATAAATACAATGTTCCATCATTCTTTACTTTAACAGCTATGGAAGATAGGTATAAATTGTTATCATACACACAATTTACAAATCCAAGTAGACCATTTTTAAATGTAACGGGTATAAAATTAATGTTTGTGAATTTATTCATTTTTCACTCCTTTTTCATAATTTATTAGGTTTCTAATTATAATAGGTTGAAAACTTTCACATAAAGAAAAATAGGCCACGAATGGCCTATTTCTCACGATCAAAGAAGTAATGTAATTATATTATGACATAATGTATATTAAAAGTCAAGTAATATCATTACAATTTATCACATTTAATTCTTTTAGTATCTTGCAAACCTTACTTTCAAAGTTTATTGCATCGTTGCATTCTATTATTGTATGTTCTTTATCCTTTGTATCTAAACGTAATCTACTATCATGTTTATTAATTACAAATCCATTGTCGAGATTAATGAATGTATCATCTCCTACTGAAATCCAAGCCATTGTACCCTCCTGAAAGCAAATAATTTTATATTACCATTATTGCTTTATATTTCAAGAAAGTCAACTATAAATAAAAATAGAGGACAAGATTTCTCTCATCCTCTATAATTATATCACTCTGTGGCTTAAATGTGATTACTTAAATGTCAAGTAGTCAAAACCCTAAGACTCTATGCTACCTCTGTGGTTATCAGCCACAAGCCAGCGTTTTGATTGAGAATCTTACCTCCACTAAAGATGCTGTAAGCTGCAGTCTTAATTTTGTTTGCAGGGTCAGAAGTTGTTTGTGGTCCAGACTCTTTAATGAAAAGGCTAAAACCTTGTCTATCATTAGCGCCTTGGATAGAAACAACACCATAAGCTTCTTTACCGAAAACCAATGTACCCATAATCGCACCAGATGAAGTAGCTAAAGTGTCACCAGTCAATGGGAAGCGATAAGCTGTAGTTGACTTATGGATTTTAACTCCAGCTACAACACCTTCTGCTACTGGTGATCTCTTAGCTGCTTCACTAGATGTTGGTGAGAACCATCCTTTAAAACCTGCTCCAGTAGTTATTTGATAAACTGAAGTTGGATGCATAATTGCTTGGTAATTACCATCAATAGTTGGAACATCTCTACCTTCAAGTGTATTAACAGCTGCTTGAAGAGTTTTGATAGTCATTGCTGATTTACCTAAAGCAACAACACTAGATGACTGTGCAAGTAAGGCTTTGTTATGCATAAGGTCGAAACCTCTTGCGTTAGAAGAACCATTACCATCAACAGTCCAGATTTTAACAGCTATACCAGAGTGGTTCAATTCTCCGCCGTCTATCTTAAGGTTTTGCATGTTAACAGCTGATAAAGAAGCTTTATCAACAACTGCTATACCGATATCGTTTCTAACAAGAATGTCTAATGTTTTTCTTGCAGCGTCAGAAACTCTCTCCATCGCTTGCTCTAACGGATTAGATATTGCTGTTAAGTCAACGAAACGTGAAAGCTTAACATGTTGAGTTCTGTTATGAACAACTGCAGATACAACTTCTGCTGATAAATAAGTTTGATAGTTAGTCAATTCATCTGCATCGTCATCACGTTTTGCTGCGATTGATTTGTAACGTGTAAATTCTACAGTTTTACCAGAACCTTGAGGCATGTCTACCTTAATAGGTGCTAAACTGTGGAAGTATGTTTGTGGTTCGAAATCCTCTAAAATCTTTTTCTCAAAGTACGTATTAATTGCATCAGTTAATGATGCGTGGGTTGTTTGTTGGTCAGCCATAGTGTTCATCTCCTTGTTATTTGAATTATGTAAAAAAATGTAACAGGAGATTATTTAGTTAGTTAGATTTAAATATCATTATCTTAAACGTTTGTCTTTTATTCCCATGTTCTCCTTAATATGTGATAGAAATTCATTCGAGCTCATTTCCTTAACTGATTTCTTTGGTTGAGAATTTACTGGAGCTTGTGTGTTTGTGATTGTGCTTGCTGCCTGTTTACGTTTATTTATGTCCGCGCTTCTTCCATTGTCACCAGATTTAGGTTGTGGTTGAGTTGAAGTCTTTCCTTTCAACATTTCCATGACTGTGGCATTTATAGTTTCTCTCATCCATCCCTTTTGGTAAACTGCAGATTGTCCTGCTTTAACGAATTTAGAATCAAGTATGGGCTTAAGTTTATTAAAGACCTCTGGGTCTTTAGCGAGATCATTATAGGCTCTGTGATTTTCTTCAAAAGCCTCCTGTTTAATTCTCTCTTCTCTAGCTTGTCGTTCCTTACTGATATTACCAAATTCATCACGGATAAGATTTTTAATATAGTCTACATCAGACTTATTATAATCACCATAGTCAGTTTCTTTAGCCTCTTCAGGCTCAACGCTTTTAGCTATTGCTTCTAGCGCTTTCTTTTTTAAGTTACCAATTTCATTCCCTTGACGAGATATGAACTTTTGCTGTTCTTGCACAATTTTTAATAAATCTTCTGTGCTCTTCCCAGCATATGGATCATTGTTAGTTTCCTTTGGCTTGTCCTCTACAGGGTCCTTAGAACTAGTCGCGTCTTGGTCATTTGTTGGTTGTTCAGTTGCAGTTGGCTTGTCCTCTACAGGGTCCATTGCAGTTTTGTCATTATTTGTATCTTCAGATTGTACAGCTCCAGATTGTCCTTTTGTATTGATCCATTGTTTTAATTCTTCTTTAGACATTGATTTGAAGTCTGTGTCTTGATTTTTACCAGTCATATTTTTCTCCTTTTATACATAGTTAAACTATGTAAAATGCATTATTGAATTGAGCCACCTGATATCTCATCTTCTTCCAGTCTTTTCTTTTCAGCTTTAAGAACATCTAAGTATTCTCTATAAGCTTGTTTAAAATCAATATGTTTAATAATCTTAGCTAATTTAAGAACTGCTATCTCAACAACTGATACTGGAATTCCAATCTTTCTTGCTAAGTCTGCTCTTGAGATAATTGTTCCATCGTAAAAACCATATCTACCAAGTAAATCATTAATAAAGACATTGTCTATTTTACGATGATTAAGTTCTAATGCAACTTTATCTAATTGTTCAACTGGTACATTAAAAGCTTCAGCTGTTCTAATCTTGCCTCGTTCAATAGTTCCTTTTTTTCTAAATTGTTTCTTCCAATCTTTAACCTTCACAATTCGTCCATCTTTGGTTTCAACTTGAACGTCTTCCATGTAAATATCTTTATCGAAGTCAGCTACATATTTTTCTTCTTTCTTGTCATCTTTGTTTTTATTTTCTGATTGTTTTGCCATGTTTAGTCTCCTTTTTTAATCTTTTGTATATCTTTCCAAAATTCTTAATGCCTCAATATATTGATCATGATTTTGTCTCAATCTTAAAATATTCATAACATCAGTATCTGCATCCTTCATCTTTTCTGCTAATTCAGCCTTGATGTCATCTTTAGCTTTTATTAACTTATCATATAGAACTCTAACACATCTACCGTTTTTATAAATATCTAACTTATCTTGATACCATGAAAGCCTCTCTCTTTGCTGTTGTATCACCTCCAAACTTAGGTCGTTATGATCTGTAACGACCCTGATACACTCTTTTATTTGTAATTTAAAAAACTCATTAGGTGTCATTATTTATCACTCCTTCAATAATAATAGGTTAAAAACTTTTTAATTTACTTTTTTACCAGTTCTAAGCTCAATTTCTGCCTCTGCAATTCTACGCTTAGTCTTCTCATCTGTTTCTATTTGCATCTTAGCCATATCTGCTTCTAAGTCTATTCTCTTCTTAACAACATGTGCTTCAATATCACCTTGTTGAATTTGTTGTTGCTGCTTCTGTATGAATTCTCTCATCTTCTGGTTTTCTTCTGCAACCTGTTGCATTTGTTGTTGCTGTTGTTGCATTTGTCCAATAAGTTGGTTAACAACCTGTTTCTGTTCTTGTTCTGCTTTAAGAATAGCTTGAACACTTTCCTCTGGGATAAATACATCTTCTGCATCGTCTAGAATACCATATGATCCTAAAAGCTTATTAGTTAACTCTTTGTAATCTAACCGTCTTGCAAGATTTGGTATTTGTTGTGATAATCCTAATAGTCTTTCGTAACCTTCTCTATTAGCTCTCTCCTGAGATAATTTCATGTTTCCAAGGATTTTAACTTTAGTGAAAGGAATTAACATTGGTAATACTTTTAATTGCTCTACGTCTATCATCTTGATTTCTTCTTCATCTAAAATTTGCAAGATATCCATTGGGTCTTTAAACTGCATGTTACGTTCGAATAACATTTCAATAAATGGCTTAATTTCAGACTCTACTTTGTTAATTATTATATTATCCAAAGGAAATTCGTTTTGCGCTATTAATGCATTAGTCTGTCTTGCAGTGTCAGGTAACAATCTCCTGTCACTCTGTCCTTGCTGAATAGGTGATACAGACCAGATTTCATCAATATCTCGTTGTATCATAGCAGCGTCATTAAGACCAAGATTTGGATTAGCAGGATTAATGATTGCACTTATTGGATTAGGTCCTACTCCTTTAATAACACCATTTGGTCTCCATACACCATCCCAGTCAATAGTTGAACTAACGTTGATATACAACATAGGGAAGATTGAGAAGTTTTTACTATCTGTTATCATACTCCTTGTGGCATTGAGTTCTCTTACAAGTGGCAATGACTTAATTGCATTACTTTCTCCATAAAGGAAATTAGGTCTTACTTTATATCTTCCAACAATAAATGGTCTAATGTAACGATTGTGTTTAAAAGGTGTTGATTGAGCCCGTATTAAAATACAGCCATTAGCTATTGTTACTAATACTTCCTCTGGTATACCGTCTCCATTAAGGTCATACATACCATAACACTCATCTATCCTAACAATTCCACTGTTGAACGTTTTTTGCATCTCTGCGTTGATTTTACCAACACCTACTTCAGAAATTCCTAAGATATTTAGATACTGTCTATATTCCTCTGTTATATTATCTGGACTAAGAAGGTCTAGATTAAAATAATTACCAACTACAGTTTCCTCTACTCGAATACTGGTAGAGCCATCAGGATTGGTTACTTCTACCTGATTCTCAATTAAACGCATTTCATTAACTCTTAATGTTTCCATTGATACTTCTGTAGAATATATACATGCTGCTGAGTCCCTTATGTCACTTTTTGTTATGTCACTGTAAAAAGTCTTTAATGGGACAGTTCTCCAATAAGTATTATCCTTAATGGTTGCTACAAAGCCATCTCCAAGGTCTCTCTGCTCGTATTCTTGTGTTATCTTAGCAACAGCTGTTCCTTGTATCGCTTGTAAAAGATTGAATTGATGGTATTCACCTCTAAATCCAATTTCGCTAAGTTGATGATTAAAGATGTATTTATTTTGTAACTTAATAATGTCAATATCCACTGGTGACATTTTTAATCCTTCAATACGTCCAAGCCTTGTAACGTTAAAGATCATACTTTCTAATCTTGATACAACTGCAGTTACCTTCTTGTCGATTTCTGGGATTCTAATATTAGCATATCCTTCATAGCTTTTTGCCATATCATCACTATTAAAATAAGCTCTCAAAGCCTCATCCCATTCTCCTTCTAATGGGTTTCTTTGTCTTCCATATATACCTTTTAATGTATTAAAATATCTTACAATTTCTGCCTCATCAGTGTATCTGTCTGTTCTTTCGTTTAAGTTATCTGGCATTCTTTACCTCCTTATCTAATAGTAATAGGTTAAGACCTTCCGATATATGGAGTTTTTATATCAATATCAGCGCAAGAACCTTGGCTAAGTCTAATGCAACAGTATTTAATTATATCCATAAAGTGGTCATTTTTCTTTTTAACAGTATTTAGTTCTTCATTTCTTTCTGATACTTTAGAACTTATATGTGAAGCCCATTCATATCTTCTAAACTCATTTATAACTCCAGAACAACCATGAAATACGTATAGTCTTGGTTTTACACTAACTTTATCTGTATCATAGTGGCGCAGGCGTTCTTTAACTGCGCCAATACCAACAGCGTTGTCTTTCATACATAGCATGGTTGTAATTCCTGCTTTAGCAAATTCTGTCCTTATAGTTACATGTTCATCAATATCTTCGCCATACCCTCTCATTGGAATTGGCACTTGAGAGCTGGTATCTATCTCACACCAAGACGGTGATATCTTCTGCCTCTTGTGTTTTATCAATTTGGAAAATTCACTAATTAACATTGACTCATGAGGAGCTATGATCTCCTCTACTACGTAGAGGATATCATTTTTTGTATCGTAGAGGAAGCGTAACCATCTATGTGGAGTCTTTAAGTGAGGATCAATGCCTTCATATATCTTATATCTCTTTGGATCATCCCTCCATAGCTTAATATAATTGAATGGATCAACTATATGTATTTCATCAAATTCTTTATATACAAGACCAGATATTAACTTAGGTCGACCATATACCCTTGAATCAATCTCATCTGGATCACAAGTCTTAAGGTAATTATCTTTTGCTTGCTTACTGACATAAGGATTTTCCAACATGGTCATCATGTATAATTTAATATCTTCATTTCCTTCGTCGTATAAGAAGTTCACAAGACGTGTAAAACCCATTAAAGACGTAAAAGTAAAAAGTATTACACCATTTCTATCCATAACACGCGCCAAACATTCTTGAAATATATCCCATGCACATTCTTCATCTAACCATACTAAATCTAATGTTGCACCTTGGAATGATTTCCTTTCCTGAGAATATGTCTTAAACCATATTTTACTTCCTGTATTACTAATAATAAGGTTGTTTTTCCAGCCTCTCGATGGATTAAAATCACCTTCATCAATTGAGTTAACTGGTATCCATTCATTCAAAATTGTCTGTTGTACCTTAATACTCATATCTGATTCAGTTGCACAATAAATGCTT